TGTTTCCATCTACATAAATATTAACAGTGTAGTATGTTGTTGATGCATCATATTCATAAGTGTATGCTATGTGATGCCATTGATTGTCACTTATATCAGTAGTGCCTTCACCACCTCCAGAAAGACTTCCAATAATTCTAACCTTGTACTGAGTATTAAATCCCCATACTCTCAAATGAACGGTTTGATCTAAAGGCGTAACTGAAGTTGATACGCTTACTGGATGCCTTCTTGTATAATTTGAACCCGTCATAGGAGCCATTTTTACCCAATAAGACACAGAAAAATTATCTAATAAGTTTTGTGGAAAATCTACAATTCCTATATCTACATATTCATCTACACCATCCATCAATAAACTCTTGGTGTTACTGAACGCTGGAGGTGCTGGTGTTGGACTTTTAGTAGCTCCAGCTGGTATCATAAAGACACCTTTTCTTTTATTAAAATTAAAAAATGTTGGCATTATATTGGTATTTCACATCTATTATAATTTTGTGGAAACCTTAAACCTAAAGTTATGGTTGCTCCACTTAACTCATCTTCAAATCTTTCAGTAAACATTTCTACTGTGCTTGATCTTACAAGCTGCACTTTGTTCCAGTTTACATTATTTAATTCACTATCTAATTGTTCAAAGTATGCAATCAAATCAATTAATATTTGTACACAGTCACTTTTTACTTCATTCTCATTGCTTTCATCTTTTCTTACAATATCCATTACAATCACTTGAAAGTTCCAAGTAAAGTCACCATTTCCTGCTGTTGCTGGTTGATCAACAATCCACATTAAAGGATAGTTGAAATTTTGGAGTTGGTTGTGTTGCACTACTTCCCATAAGTTACCATTGCCAAAACTCTGCACTTGTTTATGTGCATCAGCAAAGTCATTTAGTTGTTTTATTATTTGGTTGTAAGTAACTATCATTTGTAATACTTATATTCATCTCTCCAACATTCTATTCTTGAGCCTTGACCTAAATAAAAGCTTGTAGAATATGCTGATTTCTTTGCGTGTAAATCTTCACTTGTTTCTTGATATTTAGGATAAAGTTCTCTATTGTCTATTAAGTAATTAATTAACCTTTCATCATAAAATTCAGCTTTGGTTTTCCAATCGTCTCTAAGATACTGTAAATCTTGAGCTGTTATTGGTTGTGCATTTTCACTGTTCTTTGTTGCAACACTTTTATTTCTGTACTTATAAAGCATTGAAGTTGAACATTCATACATTGACCAATAAACAAGTGACTTGGCTATATAATCATCTATTAAAGTCTTTTCATCTGCATTTAAAGTACCAGCTATAATCTTGCTTTTTAAATCATCATACAAGGGTGTACCAAGTATTGGATGGCTTCTCATATCCTGAGCAGTAATTATTGATGGTAAGATTATTCTTTGATCTACATTATCATCAATTAAACTGTTATTCTTTAAATAACTTTCTGATATAAATAAAACATTTGCCATTATTATCTTTTTTTACGAATTACTTGTTGCTCCCAAATGTGACGACAAAACGGCCTCCTTCTTGCTGGTTTACTATTTGGTATTGTGTACCATCCTCCACGCTTCAGAAAGATATCAATGCCAGTTTGATTAAAATCGTTTCTTAATAACTTCAATTGGTCTAAAGTGTATAATCTACCAGCATCAGCATAAGTTATCATTTTTCTGCAAAAGTTTCTAGTTGTTGGTATTATTGGTGTTCCTGAAGCATCAGGTCTTTTTACATACTTATAAGCAACAATAAGTTCTTCTGTTGGCTTTTGTATGCTTTTTTTAGCATCTTCTGTTGGTTCAAAGTTAACATCTAAAGCACCAATGTTCTGAAGCTCTTGGATAATCTCATTGGTTTCTTCAATAGATATTTCCATTGCTTTTGCAATTTCATTTGTTGGTGTGCTTGGTGTATCTATTAATATAGACAAGACTGCTTTTTCAGTATCTGTTAAAACTCTTTCAAGTGCAAAGTTGTGTTTGCTTAATATTTCTTTTTCAAACCTTTCAGCATCTTCAATACAAGTTATTTCATTTTGATAAGAGCCTAAAATTTCATAATCATTTGCATTAAAACCAAGTTCTTTAAGTTGGTTAAAAATCATATCATCAAGTTGGTCATCCATCATTACTCTTTCTTGTGGTTGTAATGGTGGTAAACCTATTTTTTCTCTTATCTCGTCTTGTGTCATTACACTAACAGCAACAGCTTCACTTAATGGTTTGCTTACTGGTTCAATTGGTAATATCTTTAAAACCTTTGGAAGTCCATTGTAGTTAATTATCTCATTAAATACTTGCTCCATTATATCTTGCTCAGGTGCAATATGAACATTAGAATATATTTCAAAAGCTGTTCTTAGCTCATCTGCATTGTTACCAAGACCAGTATTATCTTTTATTCCAAATAACATTGGAGATGTCACAGAATGTGCAGTGTAAATTTCTTGTGTAATTTGGTTGTTTAAGTTCAGAAATTGGTCATTTCTACCATCGATTGGAATAGGAATGATAGAAGGATGATCTGAGTTTTGGTCTGTAAAGCTAAGTAAAGGCTTACCAGCATTATCTGTTCCAGTAGCATATTGTTTGAACCTATGCTCAATCTCCATCATTTCTTCATCACTTGGCTGACCGTTGTTAAAGCTCACAATGTAGCCAGTTGAAAGACCATTTCTAATATTCTGTATAGTGAAGTTACTTATCTCAGCATCTGCTTCTAAATAAGGTACAGCAGCAATGTAATCAGGCATTGGATATTCACCTAAGTCTGGTCTGTATTCTTTGTAGTAAATTATGTAGTTAGTATCAGCATTAACTTCATCATTAAATGGAAATAATTTTAATGTTGTAAAATCTTCATTCTCTTGTACATTTCTTGCCTTCCAGTCTGAAGTATAAAAATAAACACCTTCTTCAACACCTACTCTAACATCATTAAAATTTAAATGATCAACACTAACAATCTTCATATTAGAATTAACTCTAATCTGCATTGCAAAGCCACCAAACACTTTCTTATCCTTTACAACTTTAGTAAGCAAATCATTCATCTTACCATCCTCACCAGGCATTCTTAAAAATGCTTCAATCTGTGCTTCTTCACTAAAGGTTGCATTGCCATCAATAACAAAACCTTGACCTACTATAAACCTTGTCTTGGTGTCTATTATAGTTGATTGCTTACTACTCTCATTTAATAGCTTTACAAGAAAGTCACCATAACAATTTTTATAAGGCCTTTCACTTCCATATTCATACCAATCACCTTTTTTGCTTTCTTTAAAAACTGGTAATTCATATCCTTTGAAGTCTATTGGTATAAGTTTAACTGACATATCTAAGATGGATTATATATATAATTCTGTTGTGTTCCTGTTGGTGTGTAGCTTGTGTAATCAGGATTGTCAGCACTATCAAACAATCTCATCTTGCCTTGCTCTACAAGTCCAGTTGCATTGGCTGGATCAAGATTTGTTGCATTGTCTTGCTCATAAATATAATAGTCATAATATCCTGAACCACTTAAAATTAAGCTACCATTAAGCGCATCATTCACACCTTCTGTAAAACTGAATAAGTTAAACCTTTGCTTTTGTGCCGAAGTATCTGCAATAATACAAAAGTAATCCACTTTACTTGTATCATTTGTAAACTTGAACAAATAAAATGGTGTTGCAAGAGTAGTCTTTTCTTGCAATGTTACTGCAAACTCAGTTGATGTTCCTTTATTCAGATGGATCATTTTTCTTTTTCTTTTTAGGTTTCTCAGCAAAAACATCAGCACCTAAGTTCTTTAACATTTGTGCATTTTCTTCTATAATTAAAACCTTAAAACCTTTACCTATCCAAGTTTGGTTTTCTAATCCTTTCTTAAACATATTTTATTTTTTAAAAAAAAAGGATGGATACTTTTACCCATCCTCTTTCAACAATTATACAAAAGAACAACTAAGCAATATTTTAAGCAATAGTCAAACCAGCAACTACTGATGCCTGTACTTCATAGCAAGGATATTGTGACTTATCCATAATCTCTATTTGGTATTGGTTAGCATCACCAAATGCTTGTCCTGTTTGTGCTATAAGGCTTGAACCTTCTGCAAAAGCATCAGCACCTAAAGACCAATATTTGCCATTGTTATCTTTAACAATTACAAACAGTCTTGCTAAAATCATTAATTTAATCTCGTTACTCTTGGCAGCAGCTAACTTATTTATTGTAAATGCAGCAACATTATCATAGAATGATGTTCCACCTACTGAGTCAATTGTAGAAGTAGAAGTCAAACTTCCAGCTTCTTTCTTTAACTCATATCTATAAAAGCTAGTTGCACCAGCTTGTGTGATTGCTGTGATTTCGTGGTTGGCAAGTGTGAAGGCTGTTACATTATCTCTTTCAGAAATAAGAACCTCTTCAATGCCTCCGATACTGTCACTGCAATCGCGGCTAAATCCCGAATTAAGGCTACAACTCATCGTATATAAATTTTATAAAAAGGTGGCACAACTAAGCACCACCTCTTAATGTTAATAATTAGACTAATTCAAACTCCACAACCTGATCACCGAAGGCTACATTCACAGCTCTTCTAAATGCCATAGTCACTTTGTAAATTCTATCATTCTCATCATACCAACTTCTTACATCATTACTTTCTTCTTCAGGTAAATCAACACCAATGTAGATGTTTGAAGCTCTCAACAAGTAGCAGTTACCAGCAGCAATTCCTGATAGACCAGGTGTTGCACATACTGTAACATTTGGAAATCCAATTAATGGAAGTTCAGCAGTGTAATCTTGATCAACTACATAGTGGAAATAATTACCATCAGCAATAGCTTTTTGATATGTTAAGAATGTGTCCATTCCTACAAACAATTTTAAATCATCTGCATCCATAATATCTTCAGGCATTAATTCAGCCATTCCAGTTAAAATACCAATTACATTTGTAGAAACAATTCCAGTACCAGTTGTAATACCAGTTGGATTACCATTTACTGGTGAAGCAGCTCCAATCAATTTCACAAGACCATCATACTTGTTTAAGTTAGCAGTACCTGAAGCAGTATCTCCTTGCCAATCAGCAACCTCAATAGCTTTTTGTACTTTTGCAACTTTATGTGAAAAGTATAATTCTTCAAATGGAATTTCTTCTTTCTCACCAGTTAATCCAGCTTTTAGCATTGTAGCTGTATATTTTGTTGCTAAGTCACTCATACATAAATCCTCGTGGATAGCAATTGCACCAGGTGTTAAGTTTCTTTGCGTTAAAGTTGTAGAACCATCTGCTGATCTACTACAACCATCTGCTTGGAATACAACATCTGTATCTAAGATGTTAATAGTTGTTGTGGTTTTTACTCCAGGCTGCAAATTTGCATACTGAGATAATCTACCACCAGCAACAGATTTTACTATCAAATCCATTGCGTGTTGTTCAGTATAGGCTGGTAAAGCCGAAACATCAAAACTCATAATTTTAAATTTTTAGTTAATAATATTTTTACTTTTTAGGACTTCTATAATGTCCTTTTTTTCCTTTTTTAATTTAGCAAAACCACTTCTTTTTTTCTTTGCAGTTTCTGTGGTTGGCTTTTCAACTAACTTTTCAGTTAAGTCTAATAAACTTTTAAAAGCAGTTTCAAGTCTTGTGATCTTGCTTTTAAGTTCTTCATTCTCTACACTTAAAGTAGCTTCCATTGAGAATACCCTTTCAGTCACAATGCTTTCAATGATTTTTTTAGCTTCTCTTTCTTGAGCTTCATTTAAAGGCTTTTCAACCTCGTACTCTTCCTCCTCGTCTTTTTTAAGATCTTCTTCAGCTTCAGCTTCTGCTTCTTCAATTGCAGTAATTACACCACCTTCAGTTGTGATAACTCTACCATCTGCTAACTCGTGGTTACCATCAGGAGCAGGAACCATCTCATCATCAACAGAAACAACAACAGCAGCACCTAAACTAACATCAGGCTCTGCAACTGCAACAGAACCATCTGCAAGAACAATGTCTTCAAATTTTTCTTTAACAGTTTCTGCCATTTCTTCTTTGGTGGTTTCAGTTGTATCTTCAACAACTTCTTTAGTTTCTTCTGCCTTGATTGTGGCTTCAAGGACTTCTTTGGTGTCAGTAGTATCAACACCTTCTTCTTTAAAGATATTCTTAATATCTTGAAATAATGTTTTTAGATCATTCATTTTAAAATGGTTTATAATTAGTATATATAAATAAATTTAATTTATTACAGTTTTTTTGAAGTTTTATATTTTTTTATTACTTCTTTTATTTTGTTTATTACTTTTTCAGGCAATTCAAATTCTCTATCTTGAGCAAACAATCCTTCTACACTAAAGCCTCTAAATTCACCACTTTTAACTTGTTGCCAAACTTCTTCATTGTCAACTTTCATAGAACCAAACCAACTGCCATCAGGCACTTTCTCTGCCCAGTCAGGTGCTTTCATACCTCTTTTGCTATCTACAATAATACTTTCAATAACATAAACACCTTCAGCTAAAGCATTAGAGTTGTGCATTAAATTAACCTTAGAGCTAAAGCCATTTTTCATAAACTTGTTGACTATCTTTTCAATAGTATCTTTTCTAAATACTACATAAAATATCTTACCTTCATCATCAAGTCTTGCAATAGGCAAATCAGCTATCATAAAATAACCACTTACAATTCTTTTTTCTTCATTTTGTATTTGAAATTGTTGTCTGTAATTATCTTTGGTTTTCATTTTCTTAATTGCCCAGTTGATGCCACTTGTACCACCCCAAAGCAACCAAGCTAAATAACCACAATCTTTGTAAGGTGTATTCTCATACTCTTTGTTTACTTTAGCATTGTCTTTGTGTCTATTAAAAGATGCCATTCTACCAATTGTGTCCCAGCTTATATTCTCTTTATTCTTGAGTTGTCTTGCTCTTGCAAGTCCTGTTCTTGTGTAATTACAATTAATTTCATCACCATATTCATCAATCCACCTTAGAGCTTTGGCTGCGTTATTACTTGCGCTTTCAGGATAATCATTAAATGTATCTTCAAACTGCTGTTTTCTAAAAGTATGCCAATTGCTGTTTATGGCTGGTGCATCAACAAGTGCGATGTAATCCACCCCACTTTCATCTTCTTCATCAATTATTAATTCAAATATTTTCATAATATATTATTTAATAGTTGCTTGTGTTTCTATTACAGCAACTTGATTTTGTGTATTAGTTATGTCTGTCTCAGTTACAAATACTTGTTGAGGTTCTTGTGGCACTAATGTACTTGTATTAGTCACTGGTGCTATTGTTGGTGCAGTTGCTCCAGCTCCAGCAATTGAGCCACCAGTTACACCACCACCAATTGATGCACCACCACCACCTTTGAATTTAGCAATAGATGAAGCTACAATTGTTGCAATTCCAGTAGCAGCTCTAATCTTAGCAGCAGCAACCAATGGAGCAGCAATGGCTTGACCGCCTGGTATTAATGAGTAACTTGCAAAAATACCAGCTATTTCTCTTTGTGTATTTACAATGATTTCACCAATAGCAAGTGCTTTATCTACTATAAACAAAGCATTGGCAAGTTTTTCATTTTCACCAGCTAATTGTGTTAATCCTGCAACAAGACCTTTAGCAGCATTAAATTTGGCATCTTGTAAAGCTTGATTACTTTCTAATACTGCTTGGTCATATTCAAGTTGTTTATCTGTTAACTCTTTATTATCAGCAATTTCTTGATCATTATATTTTTTTCTAATTTCAGCAAGTGCAAATTCTCTATTATCTTCAAGCATTGTAATATCTTCATTATATTGCTTTGCAAGTTCAATTAATCTAAAATATTTATCTTCAACAGCTCTTTCTTCAATTTGCTGTTCAGTTAAAAATTGTTCATTAAATTTAGCAGTTTCTTTTTCAAGTTCTGTTCTAAAATCATCTTCAAGCTTTTGTAAGTTTTGTAAATATCGCCTATGTTCTTCAAGTCTTTTCTTTTCAGCTTCAGCTTCTTTCTTTCTTCTTTCTGCTCTTGCTTTTGCTCTTTCTTGCCTTTTAGCTTCAAGTTCATCTTCAAAAGCATTAGATAGTTCAGAAGCAATACCAACTTCATTTTCAATATCCATTGCTTCTTTTTTCATTTGAGCCGCCATAGCTTTAAACAAATCAACTTGCTCAAGCAACATTTTTTCTTGTTGTTTGGTGTTTTTTTCTTGTGCTTTAGTTTGTTGATCAATAGCAGCATTGGCACCAAATATAGCACTTGTAATACCAGCAGCAACATTATCTACTGTTGTTAAATTATTTTCCATATGAACCACCATAGCATCTGCAGATTTTTCAGCAGCTATTGCAAACAAAGCATCTGCTTGTGCTCTTAAACCAGCAGCTTTTATATATGCATCAGACTTAGAAACAAACAAAGCTTCAGCTTCATTTAAATCAGTTGCAGTTCCAAGTGTTTTACCAAATGTTTTATTGTATTCAAATAAAGCCTGTTCTTTGCTTATTACACCTTTTCTTGCCATATCAAAGGTGGCTTCCATTTCAGATACTTTTTTTGTAGCATCAGCAGTACCACTTTTAAAAGCATCCATTGTATCTTTGAGTGCTTGAGCTTCTTCATTAAAAAAGCCCATTGACTTCATTATGTCTTTAAAGTTAGATACTAAAGCCACTACCGCTGCACCAATGGCAACAAATGGAAGTGACAACATTGCAAGTCTTAAAAGCTTTGTTGCTTTAGTTGTGGCATTGGTTACAAAGTTCATTGCTTTTTGCCCAGCATTGTAAACAGCCTGAACAGCAGCAGTTTGTTTTATTGTGTTGTTCCATAACTTTTGAAAAGATATAACACCTTCAATAGTTCCTTTAAATGCCATTGTTACACCAAGTGCAGTTTCAATTCTTTTAGCAGTTTCACCAATTGCACTGTCCTCATCACCACCAAGTAAAACAAATGCAGCAGTCAAATCACCAACAGCTCCAGCCACCGAACCAAGCTCACTTGCCACTTGTTCATTGTCTAAAGACTCCATTGCAAGTTCAGTGTTCTTAATTTCTTTGTTGGTTTCTACTAAAGCTTGTTTTAGTTCCTTAAATGCTTTAGAGCCTTGCGGTACTTTTCTAAGTTCTTCATTAAGTTCTTGTGATCTTTTTTCTAATTGACCAAGTGTAACTTCTGCACCTTTAACATCAAATTCTAAATCTATTACTACCTTTTCTGCCATTATTAATGTATTTTATCTAAATAATTCTATAATCATTCCCATCATACTGTACTGATATGGAAGTATTTAATGTTGTTATTACTTCAGTCGAATTTCCATCAATAGTTCTACCAACACATCTTAGAGTACAGCTATTTGTAGCGTTAATTAACTTTACATTCCATATCTTGCCAATAGTTACATCAGTAGGTAAATTAACTGTTATATTTTTGCTGCTTGTATCTACTAAATAGGTTGCAACACTTTCATCAGCATTAACACTTGATGTTATATTTACAACACTACCAGCACCTCTTACTTCATTGTTTATGTAAGTTGTTTCACTATTTACAACTTGTTGGTTATTGGTATTGATTAAAGATACATCACTTGCACCTTCAATAGAATTACCATTGCCCCTTACAAATACATTGCTACTATCAGCAAACACAAAATTGTTATCACCAATAATATCTACATTTCTTGCACTTGGATCAACATAATTGTTTTGACCTTTAACACTTACATTTCTTTCACTTACAAAGTTGCTATCTATTAAATTACCTTCACCTCTTTTGTAATATGGCAATCCTTCAGTTCCTATCTTAGCAGTGCCACCAGTAGCTGTTGCAGTATCAGGCACAAAAGCATCAACATCTTTAAGCTTTAAAAATTCACATTTTGTTATTGGACTGCTTGGATTGTAGTTTTCTATTTTATTAAGTCTAAAGTAAGCACCATCAAAATAGTATTGGTTTCTAAATGATAAGTTTCTAATGTCACTTGGTCTTAAATAAAACCAGCCTTTGACTATCTTACTATTAACATCAGTGATTTCTTCAATAAACTTTTTATAGTATTTATTGTATAAGTTGTTATTTGTCCAAGTTATATCATAGTAAGTATCATCAAAATATACTTCTTTAGTCAATCCATAATTGATGTCAATAGTAGGATTAAAAGCATCATCTAAATGTCCACTATAAGGGTATTGTATTTCATCAGTGTTTCCAGCAAGAATACTTCTATGTGACCAGGTAACTAAATTGTCTTTTAAACCACCCCATTGTAATATTCTTATGTTGCTTTCAGTTCTAACATAGCCATTGTTTTGATCATACTTTTTAATAGCTGGTATTACTCTATCATAATACAATTGACCTACACTTGGAGTAGGTGAAAATATAATATTTGTTTTATACTTTTTATTAATAAAATCATTGTCAATTTCTTCTTCTCTTTCACCATAAATTTCATTCCAAGTGCTTTCATACAATTCATTATAATAGTCTTTGTCTTGCTTGTAAGTGAATAGATATTCTTTGCTGTCTAAAGCACCCATTGGCAAGTATTCAAGCTGTTGACTTACATCTAATTTTTGTGACCAATCTTGTGTAACATTATCATAGAAATCATCTCTTGGCTCTATAAACAAATTTTTTTCATTGTTCTTATCAGGTTCAATGTATAGGTTAAACATCTTCACAATACTCATAAAGAAGTCTTTTTGCTTAATGTCTTTTGGTATTGCTGCATTCATATCAATTAAATTGCCTTCAGCATAAGAGTTGTTAACTACTCTATTTCTAAAAACACCACCAGCAATATTCAAACTTATATTTCCAGTAAAGGCACTTGCTGGACTTCCAGGTGGAAGTGAAGCATCTATAAACTTAACTATTGGATCAGGTTGTGTAACTATTGGATTGTTATTAAATGCATATAAAACACTACTATCAGCAAATGTTTTGGCAGCTATTTCTATTTTAACTTTTTCATTAGTTTGTACAAATAAATTAGATACAGTTACTATATATCTATTTGGTTGTGTTGATGTTGTTCTTGGATCACTTGTTGAATAACTACAAACTGCTGATGGTGTTGTTAATCCACTTGACCATATGAAAAAATTATCTGTTGTATTAACATAATCATTGTCAGGTAATGTTGTTCCTGATGTTGTTACAGTTGTTGCTGCTGGTATAGTATTAGTATAAGTAATGTTAAATTTTTCTATTCCTACAATTCCAGTAGTACCTAAAGCACCACCTATTGGATTTCCAACATTGTCAGTATGCACAATTGCAATATTACCAACTATTGCACTAACACAATCAACACTAACTGGAGCTGCACCACCACCATATTGTAAAGGTTCAAAAGTGCCAGTTAAATCAACTTCAAAATAAAAATCATAAGTGCCATCAGCATTGCAAGTATATTCACCAGTAGATGGATCAAATACCAAGTTTGGATCATTCTCAACACTCATAGTAACATCATTATAATCACTTGGTGAAAACACTGGTGTTGTTGCTTCAGGAACTAATTTAGTTGTTGTTGATGGTGGACTAACATATTCAACAGTATTGGCATCAAATAACCTACTGTTTATTGTTGTGTCACTTAAATTAAATTCTTTGCTGTTAAATGGTATTATTAAATCTTCAAAAGGTGAGCTTTGAAAGAATGTACTTTGATAAGTAAAACCAGCAGCTTCAAACATTCTATCAACATATTCTTTTACAAATACTGCAGGAAATATTTGATTGACTGAAAACTGTATTGCTGTAAAGTTACTACTAAAGCCATAATCTATTAAAGGATATACATAACCAGTGCCAGGTGTTGCAGACCAAGAAGCTTGTTGGTTTGCTTTTGTCCAATTGTGATCTAAGTTTGACCAAAGCATTGTAGCATCATCAAGTTCTTTATCACCTAAAGCTTGAATAAAATTAGCAGTATTACCAAATAATGTGCATTCAAATACTATATCATCATTGTCAAGTATGTTAATTTTCTTAAGCTGCAAATAACCTTCAAGATTGATTTCACCATCAACTAAATACAGCACATCTGTTTTTAAGTTAGGATTGAAAGTGTTTAAATCAACATTAATTTCAAATATGTTTTCAAATACCTTTCTTAGTCTTTTACTTGCTGGAAGTCTTACAGTCTTGCTATAATCAGACTTTCTTTGATCAGGCTTGGCAATGTCTGCTATATTAAATGTCAAGTTAGGCTTTAAGCTTTCAAGCAATTCAACCCTTTCATTTATTTGCTTATTTATTTTATAAGCTGTTGGTGAACTGCCAGTTGGAAATATATCTTTATCAAGTGTAATTTCTGTATCACTATTGGCTTTTATTACTCTTGCTGTTTGTTGTGTTGCTGTATTAGTTGCAAGGTCACCTTTGCTTATTGGTGTTGCTCCAGTTAAAAACAAAGCACCTGAGTCTATTAACTTAAAGTCATTGTCACTTGTGGTTGTGCCACTTATTGAAACATCTTTAGTTATATAACTTATATATAATTCCTCTTTTTGCATTAAAATCTTTGTCTATAATTATCAACTCCAAATTCAAGATTGACTTCTAAATTAAATATCTTGTCAGTATCAGTTCTTTTTTCTTCCCAATTGCCTTCAACATTTTGTACTGTAATTCTTTCACCATTTTCATACAAATAAATTTCAGGACTTTCTAACATTTCAAGCAACCAATTGAAAGTTGGTACATCTACCCAATTAGAAGTAAGCTTCATCTTTGGTTTGGATTTTGTATAATATTGCACTTTTTGTCTGTCAGCTAAACTGTAAGTTATTGTGCCACCACTATCTAAGTTGTCTGCATTTTGTTTATAAAATTTCCTTTCAATTTCTTCACTTCTTCTGCTAACCTTAGTAAAGTTGAAGTTATCAAAACCACCTAAAGAATTAAGAAACTCAATCCTTCTTGTTTCATACCTACATTCAGTATCTATATTAAACCAAAACTTTTCACTAACAACAGCACCACCATTCTTTAAGACTATTGAATAACTTGTTTCATTTGTTATTATAGGCTGTACTGGTGCAACAGCAAATTCAGTTGGATTAATATTGTTTATTGTATTTGGTGCAGATGGCACTTTTAACATATTTGTTGTTAATGAATTACTTATTCTATAAGTGTTTAACAATGTACCACTTGCATCATACAAATCATATTCAACACCAGTTACTGGATTGCTTGAATGGTCATATAAAAAGTAAAGCCAACCTTCATCACTTAGCTGCACTATTTGATTATCTGAGTTGTTTGCATTTGAGCCTAATGGTGAATTAGTTAACCATCTTCTGCTTGTTCCATTAACTGTGTAATTCTCAAAATAATTTGTGCCTTGCCAATCATAGAAGTTTACAGTATTGCCTCTATAATTAGGTAAGCTACCATTAAATGTAATAATGTCTTTTACTACTTGATCTGGAAATTGTGTAAGCACTCCAGTAACATCATATTCTTCACCTATCTTAACAGTAAATTCTTTGTAACTGTTTGCATTGTCTGTAAAGCCTATTCCAGTTGTTGTGGTGTTTATTGTACCTAAGTCTGTTTTTAAATAGCTTTCACAGATGCCGTGAATATCAGCTCTACCAAATCCATTTGGATCAGCTGGTACTTTTAATCTTGCAATTCTTGTAGCACCATCATAAACATCAAATAAGTATTTAAACCTATTATTAGCTATTGCAGTGCTTGAAGCTACATATTCAATAGGATTGTAAACAGTTCTATATTGTTCAGGTTCAAAATTAATTGGTGTATTAATAGCCATCTATTTTCTTTTAAATATATTTTTAATCTCTTCAGTTGTTGCTGTTCTACCAGCTGTTGCCAAGTCTCTTTTAAGTAGTTCAAATATGTCACCTTGTGTAATTGTGTTATAAGCTTTGTCCCAAAATGGTCTTTTTCTTATACCTTTTTTAAAAACACTTTGTTGTACTGCAAATGGATTAAGACCTTTTCTATAAGCCCATTCTTTAAATAATGGTGGCTTCTTTACTCTAAAGCTGTAAGGTGTATCACTTCTTACTGTTTCTGTACCTTGCACACCTTTATTAATAAAATCATAATAGTCAGCCATAAACAATGTAGCAACAAACTTAGTTCCAAAGAATTTTACTGGCATTTGTACTGATTGCCTTAAATTACCAGTGTCCATTAACTGCTCAGCATCTATTTGCTTTAAGACTTCCTGAGTAACTCTAATAGCCAAGTTGTTCATAACATCACCAATATTTTTTGGTTCAGCTACAATACCACTTGCAGTTTCAAACTTTACTAAGCTATTATATAAATCGTTGCTCATCTTCTTTTTAATCTTTGCATTTGCTCTCTATGTGCTTGTTGCTCCATTCTTTGTTTGTCTTTAAAATAACAACACATATTTAAACCATAAACTACATTCCAATTTTGTACTACTTCAAACTTATCTACTCTACTATTGCATAAACTATCAATTATTGACCACCAGCCCCAGTTGTCTGCAAAGCTATTTCCTGAGCTTGGCTTATCTTCTTGTTGGCTGTCTCCATCAAAGAAGTTTTTATAACCTCTGTTAAGTGTGCTAAGTGATTGTAAAAAAAAACACCTATTGGATAAGCAATAGTAATAGGCATATTATTATAGAAGTTCTCTGCTGTTTGCCTGATCACTTCACCATCTACTTCAGCATTCTTAAATCCAAACATTGTTTTATATACTGGTCTACATATTATTGTAAGTATAGTATGTAGGTTTTGATATATTATTTCTTCATTGTTATTGGCTTTTTGTAGTATTTCCATTAAATTAACATACTCACCAAACAATAGTTTATTAGCTTCATACTTAAATTCATACCACTTGCCACCAACTAAGAACCTTCTTTTTTTAAGTTCTTTTGGTAGTTCAGTATTTAAGAAACTCATTTTCTTTACCAACTTGTGATATTGCTCAACACTTAGCTGTTTAATTTCTTCCCTTTTTTTACCAGTTAAAACACATAATATATTTATAACCTTACTTACATCATTCATTTCAGTTGTTAGTATTGGTCTTAATTGTATATAATGTCCTATTGTAATATCATTCCAGCTTGTTGGTATTTCTATTTCAAACTTCTTTGCCATATTTAGTATATATAAAATTTCTTAATAATTACACAATAGTATCTTATCTTTTCTTTTCTTATCTTATCTTAATGCTAAACAAAACGCTACCGTTCGCCAAGCAAACGCTATAATTTTGCTACAATAACAGATAAGAATTAATTTACCTAATTGCATACCATCCACGATTATGTTGTTTTAAATGAATTAAAGCTACATATCTCAATGCATCCAGCAAGTGGTTAAACTTATCAACGGGCTTCTGTAGGCTGTTACCATATTTGTCAGTTGCCCATTTATAAGACCTAAATTCTTTTTTTAAATTACTGCTATTAACTACATTAATCTTAAACCTTTTAAGAATGTCAATACCATTTAGAATACTATCCTTGCCTTTAACTGCTGGTTTACTGTTTAAACCTAATCTATATAACTCCTCAATGCTTTTAGGTTCAGCACTATCACAAATAACTTCAGCTCTACCTACAATTGGTTTAAGCCTTTCAGCTAAGTCCTGGTTGGTTAATCCTTTTTCATACAGTATTTCTTGTAAATAAAGTTCATCACCTAACCTATAAACACCAACACAGGCAGATGGATCAAGACTATAACCAAAGTCAAGACCATAAGCTATTAGTTTGCAGTCAGGCATCTTATCAACAAAGCTTACATTCTCATAGATTAAACCACTTATATTACCATATTCACCAAGTCCATATATTTTCCAAAATTCTTTATCTGTATGCTGTAAGTATTCTATTTCTTTAACTAAGCTTTCAGGCAAGAATGAATTATCTTTGTAGTTACTTACTATAACCTCAACATCACCTACTTCATTAGACCTCTTTATTTCAAGCTCTTGGTTAATCCATACTTGCTCATCATCAGGATTAAAGTCAACAAATATCTTATTTTCTGTTCTCATAAGTAGTTGGAAAAACTCTTGCTTATATTCAAGTTCATTAGCCTCATTGCAGTACAGAATGTTTCTTTTAGCACCTCTTAGCTTCTGTTGATCATCTGCACCTATAAATTCAACTAACCTATTTCTAAACTTAAATGTTTTCTTGGTCTTGTTGTGTTCTATCTTATCATACCAATTGCTATTCTTTAGTATCTCTATGAAGTCTCTTATTATTGTGCCATCAAGATTGGTTCTATATTTCCTCACAGATGTCCAAACACCTTCATATAGGTATTGACCTTCACCATAGTTGCCAGTAATTAGCCACAATGCACATAGTTGGTTTATGGAGTATGTTTTGCTTGATCTTGTGCCACCTCTATTTACTACAATCTTTTTATTAGTATCATAGTTGCGTTCAAATATCTCAGTGCAATCAATGGTCAGTTCTTCCATTTCTGTTTATTACAACTTGTATTTCACGAATGGTTTGGTCTATTTGTGTTTTGTCAGGTTCATTTAATCCAAACATCTTTGCAAGACTATCATAAGCACCACGATAATCTGAGCCTTTAACCATTTCTTTAAGCAAATAAAACTTCTGCTTTTCATCCTTAGTTAGTTCTTCTTTACTTGCTAATTGCATTAATGATCTCCAAGCCTGTATGATTTCAAGATAGCCTTTAGCAACATCAGACCTGGTAATTTCAAACTTCTCAGCTTGTTGTTTTTGTAGCTCTTGAATAGTTAGTAATATGTTAGTATCTGCTAACAACTTACTTGAGTTGACTTTTATAGTATCTAAACTTGTATTTGGTCTAACATCATAAGCCCTTCTATAAGCTTCACTACCATTGCCGGTAGTTACATATTCCTCACAGAATTTTCTTTGCTTAGGTGTTAGTTTTTTACTCATACTTTAGTTTTATTTCTGCTCTTACATTTTTTGCTCTGCTGCTATATGGTCTTAATATAATAGCTTCTAAGTCATCTTTAATATGCTCCAGTTCTTTTTCAGCTTTTATTTTTTTTTGTTTTAATCTTTGGTAGCTGCTTATTTTCATATTCCTTAATTAAGTCTTTAACCCATTTTGGATATTCTCTATTGCTTTCTTCTATTACTTGCAATTGAGCTATTAGCCAACTGCTTTTGAATTTGCCTTTTGTCCTTTCTTTTAATTCTTGTTGTAGTATGTTGATCAACTGGCAAAGGTTCACTGTTACTAATTACATTTAAAATAAAACTATCAGGCAAGTATCTTAGTCTTTGTTTCATAGCCATATACAAAACAAATGTATTGACTGCTTTACTGCCAAACTTCTCTTTTTGCTCTTTTATTTCTTTAGCAGTTAGTTTCATTCAATATCAGCAAGGTCTTTAGTATCTACTTTAAACTTCTTACCACCAGTATTGCTATGGCTTACCAATGCATATTTACTGGTCAAGTGTTTAATGTAAACCTTTTGTCCTTTATATGTTAATCTTCTTTTCATTATTTCTTCATCAAAATTGTTCATCCAGTTCATCATCATTTGTTATATAGCATAAATGTAATATATTAATTTCACCAAATTCTAAGCTAACTGAAGCTACACCATTGATGTCAAAGGTTTCAAGTATCTTACCATCTTCTTCAGACTTAAAATACAATCCATCCTCATCAACATAATAGCCATAAGTGATCTTATTTCTTAACTTGTTTTTTGGCACTTCTTTTCTTTTTAGGTTTTATTTGTTCAGCTTTCTTAATAGCCTCTTGTTTTTTAATCTCTGCTTGTTGCCTATCATACCAACCTACAAGCATATTCATATAGTTTCTCATACAGTTAGAACAAGCCCAGTTAATATTTATGTTCCTATCTAATTGCTTTAATATAGGATTGAAGTTGTCTTTAAGCCAATTTAAATGGCATTTAGAAGGCAATGCTTTAACCTTCTTGTAAGTTAATATAATTTCATTTACAGTCATAGTAATCTCCTTTCTATAATTCTTAATAATAAAGGTGTGACCATTACAGCCACACCACAAAACAAAACATATGAAAAAAGACTTGCCCAGAAGGACAAGCAGAAAGAACAGTTGAATGGCTTAAAGTCTAACCATCTAACCATTGGAACAAAGTAATCAACAAATGTTGTTGCAAAACTAATGATCACAAATATACAAATAATATCATCCGTAAAATTCATTTATTTGCCAATTTTCTTTAATTTTTTTTGTTAATCTATCTATCATTTTTAATAATGAAGTATAATGTATTTTACTCTTTTTAGCAAATATTGTTCTTATACCTCTACATTCTATCAATTGTTGCAATAGTATCTTATCAATGCCATCTAAACTATTTACCAGGTCTTGAAGCTTTTCTTCTTTAAAGCATTCATTCTTGTATGTTTCTAAGCCATTTAAACTATTAAATGAATTAGGTAGTATGTAAGTCCTATAATAAGGACTGTTAACACTTAGCAATTGATATATTGACACTTTATAAATGTATGCTTTCAGCTTATCATTTGCCTGTAGCTCAAGTATAAAATCATCACCTTTTTCAAACAATGCTAAAAATACCTCTTGAACATAATCATCAAGGTAAGGTACATTGTAATGTTTGCCAATATTTTCAATATAGTTTTTAAGTGTATTGATCTGTACTGGCGACATATTACAAAATTAATAATTTTTTTCTACATTATGTATTTCACTTTTTAAGAAGCTTATATTTGTCCTCATTGCATCACATACTCTGTAACCACTTTCAAGCAATCTGCGAAGTCTGTACATTTCAGGCACTTCAACATTTGCTTCATTGGTTGCTCTTGCTACACTAAAGCCTTCAGCCACTTTGTTGTGAATTACAGTTTCATAGTCTTGGTGAGCTTTGGTTCTAATTGTTTCTATATAATACAGACTGGCTGTAAGTTCTTTAAGTTGCTTGTTTAATGTCTTGCCATCCATTATACTTGTTTCATTGTATTGTTCTATGATGGTTGCTATTTTGTTTAATACTTCATTCATTTCTTAAATCCTCCAATTCTTTTAATATGTTTAAGAAATCCTCAAATTCTAAAGCTATATATTCTCTTTCAAAGTTCTTAGTAAATACCACTACTGGCATTGTTCTTTGTGGTGCATCATTTCTTGACTGCTCAAGTGCCTTCCAAATGTTTAGCTTTTCTTGGTTCTTACATTCAAAACTAAATTCACTTATTATGCTGTTATCATCAATGCAGATAATATCACCTTTAAAATTCATACCACCACTTAATGGTGTTCTTCTAACATTGGTTTCAAACTTCTTATTGATTTGTTTGGCAACTTGTCTTTCAAATCTATTGCCTTTTTGTTTTGCATTCATCTTCTTTTGATTTTAATTCTTTTAATTTATCCTCAACTTCCCATTTTCCAAATATTCCAAGTTGATTATAATTAACTCCAAACATTTTTTGAGCTATTTTATTTAATTGTTTATTCATATTTATTGTTTTAAAATTTGGCTGAATAGTTGGTTGAGTCTTTCCGATTTACTATTCATTTAATGATGTTAATAACCACTCACCTACCAAATTATTCATTTATTTTCATTCCAGCTAATACACCAAACACAAAGCAGATAATGTAGCCTAATGATATTAATATATATACTTCAGTCATTTAAAAACTCTTTTAACTCTTTAACCTTTTTTTTTAATAAAGCATTGTCTAACATTGTCTTGCTGTTTTGTGCTTTTAGCTGTCTTATTTCATACTCCACAGCTTCAGTGTAGTTGTGTAACTCATTAATATATTCAAGTGTTTCAGTTAGTATTCTAAGGCTTTCTAATTGCTTCTTAGTCTTGCTTTGCTCTTTGGCTTTTAACACAAGAATGTGAAACTGGTTTTTATATTCTATTGCTTTTAATTGATCCATTAATCAAATATATCTAATTCATCATCTAAACTATCTACTTGTGCATTCAAAGGATTAACACCACCAAGTTCAAAACCTAATCCATTATTGTAATCAAACCTTAATGGTTCATTAATCATTGTAGGTTCACCACCAGTTTCTTTGTCCTTTATTTTAAGCACTGATATTTCAGTTATCATCCATAACTTAGGATGAGATATTAATCTATGTCCAACAAGCAAATTATCACATCTATTTGGATATACTTGCCCACCTTCGCAATCAGCTTTTCTCGGTGTCTGTATGTGGCCATTTAAAATATGGTCTGCTGGATATACTCTTCTTGCTGCTTCAGTCATTGGATGAATGCAAACAAAAATACTTTTACCACTCTTATTGCAAAATTCTCTAATGTCATTACAAATCATATAGTTTCTTTCAAATTGTGCAATGTTTCTTGGATGGTTTAAACCAGTATAAGGATCTATTACACAAATATCTGCATCAGTATCATAGAATATGTTTAATAATTCTCTGTGGCTATACATCTTTGCATTGTCTATAAACTTAAAATATTTGCTAACTTCTTTATTGTAAAATGCAATTTTATTTTTGTTAAGTTCATTAAACTTTTGACCAAGCCATATTTGAATAATATCTCTTTTTAATTGACCACTTCTATTTTCACCACTCCAAATAATGGATTTCTTGTTGTTTATTTTAGCTTGACAAACTAAATACCATAACAGCCAGTAAGTCTTGCCAACATTATCTAAGCCTAATAGCACATTAAATGAAGCTTTCTTTAATACAAAGTGCTTATCTAAAGTAGGTAAATTAATTCCAAGACCTTGTTTAATCTTGCCTTCTTTATAGGCAATTAAATATTTTAATGCTTTTTTATCTTCTTCAATCATTGGTAAGTAGTTTTTTAACATCGTCACTCACCCTTAAAAGATTGTCATTAGCATAATTATCTTTTATTTTATTATCTTTTCTTTTATTAATGCTTGGCGACTTTGTGGCGTTTGCTTTTGCTTTGCCACCCTTACTTCCATTGGCTGCATTAATTTTACTGCGCTTTTTAAACTGCTCATATTGTTCATCAAGAAATTTAATTTTAATTTTACCTTTTACAATTTTAAATAGGTTTAAGTCTATTAATTGTTGGTAATGGTTAGGTATAATCATTTTAAGCTGTTCTAATGGCACTTCACAATTTTTACTCCAGTAATAACAACATACTCTAATATATGCACCCTGCAAATCTAATTCCATAAATGATATCGTTCCAGTTAACCATTGGTTAGGAAAAAATTTAAAGTAAGGTAGTTCTATCATAAAATTTAATTTTAATTATACATATCTATCCTCGTCATATGCTATTATATGACCTCTACCGCTCATGTTATAGCCCTCTCTAGCAACCATCTCAAACACTTTTGGATACATTTTAATTAGTTGTTTTCTTGTTGCGCCGGATGGCATTATAAATGTTTTATCTTTTGGTATATTCATTTTAACTCTAAATGTTTCAATTTCTTGCAAATTTTCATCAGTACCATTCCATACTGGTTTAAAATGATAGTCTGTGTGATAGTCTAGAGTTAAACGTATTGCTTCGTAATTTAGTCTTAATTTGTTGTGCTGTTTTATCATACGCTCATCTGTTTGTTTGCCAGCTGGTGTCATAGCGCCCAAAATAGGAACAGTATTGTTAAACTTAGGACTGAGACTAATTAGCCCAATAGGATAATCAGTTGATAAAAAATGTGAGCCCTCAGTTTCAATAGTGATTAGAATACCTTTCTCATTTGCAAAGTGTGTTAATTCGTTTACTAAAGCTGGATGCATTGTCGGTGAGCCTCCAGTTAGCATCATTTCTCTAACATGAGGATTATCTTTATATATTTTAATTATATCGTTAAAACAATAAATTCCTTTTTCAGGATGGATTGATGTGTACCATGAATCACACCACCCTCCCTCTCCGAAATAACATCTATGAGTGCATCCAGTAGTTCTTATCGCTATTGTGGGTCTACCAAACCTTGAGCCCTCTGATTGTACGCATCTATACAACTCTAAAATCGGAAGCCTTTTATTATAATCATTTATCCGCTTCATATATTGCACTGTTTTTATTGTTTTCAAATACTTCTACTTTTATTACTCTACACCTTGCCCCGTCTTGTTTACTTAGTGTATCATTAAATTTATCAAATACTAATTTTGCAAGACTTTCACAACCCATTTTATCCATGACTTGTAATTTACATAATCCTTCCATTGCTGCAGATTGAAAGAAGTCTAAATAAGGGTCGTCTTTTTCTATTAGTAAAGTGTGGTCAAACATATCGTTCATCCAATCTTTTAGCCCCATGTGTCCAAAGCCACCAAAATCAACAACCCAATTCATATCATCAAGTTCTTTTGTAGTAAACCATACTTTAAATTTTAAAGCATAACCGTGAAGTAATTTACAATGACTATGCTGTGCTTTATGCTGTCTTAATGCAACACTATAATTATCGAATATTTTTGTTGATATATACATTATAATAATTTTATTTGATTATTTAATTGTTCTTTATAAAATTTTAATTGATTACCAAAACTAATACCCTCTAAAGGAATGTAATAAGTATTTTTTAATTTATCAATTAATCCTTTTCTATAGTTGTTACCGCAATGATAATATATTATATCATTTTTGTTTATTTTTTTTTTTAATTGTGTAGTTACTTTTTTATACCATTTTTCTTTATCGTTTTTACTCATCTTATTTAATGTTTTTTCGTAATAAAATACCATCTCATTTGTTTCTAATAAACCGTATTTTGCGGATAAAATATAAGTTTTATCGTAGTTTTTTAAACAATATTTTAATGATTTTTTAAATAAATCACTATTATATAATTGATTTGCTTTAATTAATTTATTTGTTTTTATTTTAGTTTTAACACAACTTATAAGAGCAATTTTCATTTTTAAAAGTTTTTTATTATTGAGCCAATATTTTTATATTCATTCCAACCTTTGCGTCTTAACTCACACGCAGGACACTCTCCACAACCATATCCCCAATCATGCTCTTTTGATCTGTTGCCGTTATAACAAGTATGAGATAATCTTATAACTTCATCCAAACAATTTTCTTCTTCTGCTAACTTAAATGTCTGTGCTTTTGTTAAATACATTAATGGAGTCTCTATTTTTACATTACTATTAGATCCCATATTAGTCGCCCATTCAATAGCTTTTATAAATGTTTCTCTACAATCCGGATAACCACTATAATCAGTCTGACAAACACCAGTGACTAATATATTAGCATTTACCTTCTGTGCGTATGAATGCGCCATTGTAATAAATAACTGGTTTCTATTAGGAACAAAACTACTAGGTAGCCCTTTATTATTTAATTTGTTTACATCACCATTAGAGGTTAAAGCACTTTCTACTATTGTATTTAAAAAAGATATATCAATAATAGTTTGTTTTATATTTTCTTTATCACAAATTATTTTAGATTGCTCTAATTCAATACTATGTTTTTGACCATAATTAAACGTTATAGCTTCAACATTTTTATACTTATTTATTGCCCAATATAGACAAGTTGTGGAGTCTTGTCCTCCAGAAAAAATTACTATTGCTTTCATGTTAAAATAATTTATATTGTTGTATTAAGTGTTTGAAATCTCTATATTTATTTAATTCTGTTAAGTGTGCAGCATATAAACTATAAGATTGACTCGAATAATAATCATATATTCTATATTTTGTTTTATTATCTATTTTGTTAAAATCTACACCTAATTTTTCTAAATGTATTTGATATTCTTTTTCTGTAAATGTTTTAAAATTCAAACCATTCCATAAAACATTTTGTCTTCCAAATCTTTTACAACTCTTAAAGGAACTGCTATCTACAGAATACCAAGGATATCTTTTCATTAGCTCAATGTTAGTTAGCCCAAAACCATGTACTTTTAAATTTGGTTTATTACTTAATATATAATGAAATACTTCGTCGCAATGGTGCATAATTCCACCGCTAAAAACTAATCCTCCAAGAGCTATATAATCATAATCTAATAAAATTTTTAAATCTTCGATTTTACTTCCTAAATGAAAAGCAGGTATCGGATTTAATCCATAATTATTTATCATGTATTTATGATTTATTAATGTTTTTTTTGCATCTCCTATCACATCTAAAGTCGCATAATAAATCGCTCCTACATCTAATAAAAATTCACAATAATCATCTATATTTATTTCTTTACCACTGTTCATACTACTAAATGCGCCAGAGTCAATAAATACATCATAATTATTTTGTATTGCTTTTTTTATTGTATCTTTTTTATTTTTATAATAATGATATGATGCTAATATGTTTTTTGGTTCAGTTATTCCAGATAAACTTATCTCGTCCTCACCTGTTACTGCATTATAATATTTCATTTGGTTAAATTTAAAAATTCATTTCTACAATTTAAGTCTGTTTTAAATACTCCAGTCATTTTACTGGTTGTCGTCCAAGTGTCGTGTTTTTTAACTCCTCTCATACACATACATAAATGTTGAGCCTTCATATTAACAGCTACTCCAAGAGGATTTAATTCTTCCATTAATCGCTCTGCAATTTGTGTTGTTATTCTTTCTTGATTTTGAAATCTATTAGCATAAAGGTCAACGGTTCTTGCAAGTTTAGATAATCCAACTATTTTATTATCTGGAATATATGCTACATTTGCCACTCCAAAAAAAGGAGCCACATGATGTTCGCATAAACTATAAAAAGGTATGTTTGTTTGTATTATCATTTCATCCGTACCTTCAGCATCAAAAGTTGTGAAGTTAAATTGTTTTGGTTTTAAAAATTCCTCCATGAATTTTATATACCTCTTAGGAGTTTCTTTTAATCCCTCGCGTTCCGTGTCTTGTTTTAAGTATTTTAAAATCTGTTTAAAATGTTCTTGTGCTTCTAATTGTGTCATAAATATCAGTTTGAAATTTGTTATTTTTATTTTTAAAAGTTAATATGCTTAACTGTTCTTTTTCTTCTTTACTTAATTCCTTTAATTTAATCATGTCATATAAACTAAAAAAAGTTATATGTTGTCCGCCACAATTTATTTCTAAAGGAAAAACAGAGTTTTTGTAAGTTGTATTATTTAATAAATTATCTAAATAATTTCCGTATATGCTGTTGTTTTTTATATCAACAAATACAATAAAATATTTAATATTAAATTGTTTTTGGCGTTGTATATAACTATTAATTTGCTTAGTGTTTTTACCAGTTACTTTTAATCCGTTTTTTGTGGTAAATTGTTTGGTGCTAACTTCAACAAAACTAATAACATTATCCTTTTCCATTATGATATCTGTTTTGTTATAATTGTCGTTAAAGTTTGTCCAATAATTAATCTTGTTATATCTTAAATAATTACAGACTATTTTTTGTCCAATCATTCCAATTTTTTTGTTCAAATGTTTCATTTTAATTGTTTTGTTTTAATTTGTTATAATAAAATTGTTTTTCTTTATAGCTAAGTTCTTCAAAAGTGTAGGATGGTATAAAGCCATACATCCATTCATTAATGTGATAAGGTTCTTCTTTGCCGTGAAATTTAACTTTTCTTATATACTTATTTCTGTTTTTAACTATGCTGTATTTTGTTGTTAAATTTGTTTTACTAATACCCCATTGGTCCGCTAATTCTGGTATTGTATAACCTAAAATAAGTAAGTCTTGTATTATCTTGCAAAGTTCTTCATTTTGCTTCATACCATCCTCTTTTTTTAAAGTAATCTATTCAGAAAGGTAAATCGCTTTCGCTTTCTTCTTGTTGTGTTTCTTTCTTAGCTGGTTGTTGTTCTGGTTGCCACTTGTCAACACTTAAAGAAACATTTTTACCATATTCGTCTGTTTCGTCTTTTATGTTAATATTTAACTTAACAAACTTGTGACCTTTAAATTCTTCAATATGGTCTTTAATCTTGTCAATGTTGATTGTGGCTTTTAACCAGGTTTCACTTTGTTTTTTACCGCTACCGCAGTAGATTGTTTTTTCACTCATTTTTATTTATTTTTTGTTATTATTTAATTTTTATTTTTTTTAATACAATTTTATATAAGATAAACATTGATAAAAATATTAAACTTATATTTAAAAAATTAGGATGCCAGTGTTCCCCACAGAAACCCAAAGCATGATATAAAAAATCACTCATCTTTATTTATTTTTAATTATTAAACACTTATAAATTCATTATCACCTACTGTTACAATACCACTTGAATAGCTTTGTGGTTCTCCATTCCAGTCTTTGTATTGTTCATTTAAGTAGTAATATCTTTTTTCTGCATTGCCAAGCAATAGATCACCAAACCTATATACTTGAACATTGTAAGGACTTGTTTTTTCTATTGCAATAATATAATAATTAGCTTTTGGTAAGCCTCTTAAATACATTGCAGCTTGTAAACTATAATCATTGTATCTTAAATCTCTTGCAAACTTTTCACCAGCATCAGCAACCACTTTAATATCTGCAATAAAATCTTCACCAACCATATCACAATAGCCTTGATAATTAACTTCATTATACTGCCATTCAATATGCTTTTCAGTTTCATTAGTTTTCATTAATAACTTTCTTAGCATATTACTTTTCATTGCTTTATCATATACATTCCTGGCAATGTTATATTCTTTGCCAGTAACAATTATTTTATCTTCATTAATTGCTTTGTATTCATTCCAAATTTTACCACGCCTTGTGCCTTCAAATACAACATATTCATTGTGAAAATCATCAGCTTCAAGTATCATTTTGTGTAGTAGTGATCCAAATTGCATTGCTGGTGTTGGTTCAAATTCTCTGTTCCAGTAGCTTAATAAATGGTTAGGACTTTTACTAAATTGACTTAATGCTGAATAGCTTAATTTATCTTTTTTCATTTGCTGTTTTTTATTGATAAGTAAATGCTTAATAAACCTATCATAGTTAATATATAAATTGTGATCATTGGTTGTTAATTGCATTAGCTACTTCATCAGCACTTGCAACACTTTCATCTACACCTATTCCAAAGTTGCCTAAGCATCTACCCCATGCTGATGTTTCACAGTTCTCAATAAATGAAGTCTTGTTTATAAAGCTACTATTTTGCTTCTCGTGAGCATAACCACTGGCAACCTCAACACCTTCATCATTTTTAATACTTGCTCTAATTATAACACCATTCTCATTGATGTGTGTTATTTCTGTTGTTAAAGAATAGCCAGTAAATTTGTTTCTAAAATACTTTAGTCTTTCATTGACTGTTACATATTCTTTACCCTTAATGTTTACTGTTTTTAGTTTATTCATTGTTAATTGTTTTTTTAAATTTAATAATTATTTCTTTTATTTTATTTGCTCTTGTGATTTCATTGTAAGCATTTACAAGCTTTAACTTTCTTATTATATCCTCAACTTCTAACATACATCTGTTAAATTGTTTAATGTATTCAAATTTGTTAATAGTCTTGTGTTTTTGATTTGCTTTGAAATTGCTTTTTATCCAGTTTAATTCATATACAACTGACCTTAAATTGTTGTAAAGCTTCTGAAGATAATCGTATTGCATCCAGCTGTCCACTATTTCTTTTTGCCTTTGATAATAATTGTATGCTTCTTGATCTATCATAGTGATTGCTTTATTGTATTTAATACTTTTAAAAGTCTTTCAAGCTCATCTTTTAGCAAATGGTGGTGTGTGCCATCAAGTTCAAATTCAATTATTGTTTTGCTGTCAGGTGAGTTCTTATAAACTTTAACCTCAGTATTAAAAAGTGTGCCAAATTGATCTAAGTCACTTAGATTAAATACTATTTTACTTTGTTTTATTGTTGTCTCCATTTTTCTTGTTTTGTTTTTTATTAAATTGTTCCATCAATTCAACTAATGTAGCTGAATAATTTAAGCCAAGTCTTTCATTGTGTTCTTTAAATTCAAACATAATATCTTCTTTGCCTTTTTGTACATAAAATGTTCTTACCATTGTTTAAGTATTAATTAATATATATGTTATTAGTTTATAGCCTATGTAAAAGGCTGCTATAAGTAATGCTGTATTAAATAATTCTTTCTTCATAGTTGTAATAAAAAAAGGTGGATTTTACACCCTTGTTAGTTAGTTAACTTATTTTATAATATTTATATTTTTAGCATGGTTTATAGTATATATAAACCTATTTAAAAATTTATCAATAGCATTAGGACAATATCTATAACAACCATGTTTTTGTAATCTATTAAGTAATATTGTTGCATCATAACAATCCATTGTAATTTTTTGATAATTATACCAAAGTTTATTTATACATTGGTTAGGTGTTTTTAAATATAAATGTAAAAGTTTTTTAAACCTTTTTTTTCCACATAATTTAATTATAAAATTAATTTCTTCTAAAGTTTCTTGTTTACTAAATTTGTCTATATAAGAATACATAATAAAATATTTAATTGTTTTGTTTGTGTAAATATAAATATAATTACATAACAAACTACAAAAAGTGTAAAAAAAATAATTAACAAGAGAATGTTAATATTAAAATAAATGTGTAATTCTTGCTATTTGTCCAGCAGTTTTTGAGAATAAAAAGCACTCAATGGCTTTATTGTTTGAAGATTGATAGCCACTTTTGTGGTGCCAAGCATCTGCTTCACTTGGTGATCTCAAGCTTTCAATTGATACTCCTGGAAAGTCTTTACTTACTTTGTGGTGAATATGCTGAGTAAACATATATCTGTATTTTGTATTAGACCACTCACCACATTCATCAGCCATAAGCATTGGTAATAAGTCCATCTTAATTCTATCACCGTGACAAGAAGCTATTAAATTCTTATAATACCTATAATACTTTCTCATTTGTAAACTAACATCAAAAGAAATATTCTTGTTGTGTCTAAAATGTACTTGAAGCAATTGTGCTACCATCCAACCAGTCAAGTGATCGTGGTTTCCAGGTGTGTACATTATATGTAAATCAGCCAATTGTACAAGCTTTTTAATAACATCAATCATTAACCTTTGAGCTATCAAAAAATGATCACTTAATAAACCATCTGTATCTTGCTTAGTTCCTTTAGTTGTTGTGCCTTCAAAATTATCTATGTGTAATAAGTCACCACTTAACAATAACACTATCCTATCAATATTAAAGCCACTTGCTTTCTGAATGCAACCTTTAACACCTTCTAAGCACCTAATAACAGCTTCTTGACAGTTATACTCTTCACCACTTACAAAACTTTTACAGAGCTTACCAATATGCAAATCACTTGGACAAATAAACATTAAATGACTGTCACTGTATTTCTGTCTTTCTATTGTAGGATATTCAGGTGAATACTGTTTTGCCTCTTCGATTAGTTCTTTAGCTAATTTTTCAAAGTTTGCTTTTATATCATTAACCTTAAAATACAATGAAGCATTCTTGTTTTTAATCCAACCACTATGAACAAGTCTTGGATCAAGACCTTCTTTTTTAGCTTCTTCTTTAATCCTTCTGTAATTGAATACAATGTCAGCTTCATCTTGTGAAAGCCTGTATCTTGGATTGCCTTCGTTTTTAGGTTTATACCTTTTGTTGTGTTCAGTATTTTCATTGTGTCTTGAACTCATATAAGGTTAGTTAATTTCTTTAAGACAATTAAAGCTAATATAAGCAATGCAAATATTAATATAAGGTGTTTATATTGTTGCCACCAAGTTAGTTCTTTATAGACAATCTTTTCGACCTTATACGGTATAATCTTCTCCTTAATAACCGTATCGCCAAAGCATTCAACTTCGTGTATGATTTCTTGCCTGAGTGTGTCATAGAAGTATTTAAGATAGACCTTTTCATTATTTACTACTATTGTGCTATCGTGCTTTATTATATTGCTTAATACTGTTGTATCATAATTATCTATTATAACAGTATCAATTGAATAAATAGTGTCTATTCTTGTTTCTGTTAAATGTGGGTATTTACTAATAAGCCTATTCAACCTTTTTTGAGGCGAACAGGCTATTAATAAAAAGATTAATATGCTACTGCGGAGGTAAAGCAATTAAACTATCTTTTGATCTTAAAAATAATAAGCCAACAGTTAGCCATCCAGCCATCTCTGAAGCTGTTTGTTTTTCTGTATAAATTACTAAACCACAAAATGCAAGTATTAATACTCCCATTAAAGTAGTTACCCAGTTTTCAAATATTCTATTTTTCATAATTGTATTATTAAGAACCACAACCAACACATTCAAAGTGGCTGTCAGTTGGTTTCACGTTGTTTAATTTCATTTCAAGCTGGTGTATCTTATCTCTGATTTCTAAATCATTTAATAATTCACCAGTAAGTTTAGTTTTTAGTTCTTCTATTTGTTGTTTAATATCCATTTTCTTCGATTTGTAATATGCTTTTAAAGTGACAATCTACTATTCTATTTTGAAATTCCTCATTCATTAACAGCTTACATTCTCTATAATTAGTCATAAAGAAGTTTTCTATCAATATTGCTGGGCATCTTGTTTTTCTTAATACATAAAATTGTGCCTCTTTATCTTTATCACCATCTCTTGTATCTTTTCTAAGCTTATGATTTGGAAAGTGTTTTACCATATTATCAATAAATACTTCAGCTATTCTATCACTTTTTGTTTCACCTTTGCTTGTGTATATACTATATCCATTAGCACTTTCTTTACTAAAGCCGTTTGAATGAACGCTTACATATATACAATTTCCTAAAGTCTTATAGTATTGATTGGCTATTTTAACTCTTTCACTTAGTGCTATATCATACTCACTGGCAACAACATCAAAGTTATATATGTTATGTTCATCACATTTTCTTATAAGCTTCTGTACTATTTGCCTATTTCCAACACCTTCAAAATATTGTGTGCCATCCTTCCAAAGTGGTGACCTTTTGCCTGAAGTCATATACTGACCATCAACAATACCACCGTGACCTGGATCAAAGAGCCAAACATATTTTTTCTTTCTCATAATTACTTAATAAATAAGCCTTCAATGAATGTAGCAATACCAACAAAGAATGTTCCAAGTGCAGCCCAAAATTTGTTTTCAAGCTTTCTAATTCTTTTTTCGTGGTCATTTTTCTGCTTACTTAAATGCTCCACTTTAGTCTTAATTTCAATTTGACCTTCAATCAATTTATCTAATTTATCTTCACTCATTTTCCTTGACCTTTATATTTTTTAATATAGTTCTTGCTTGTCTTATGGTTGCTTGTCCTTTTCTTTGAATGAATGCCTTTTCTTTTTTTCTTAGGCTTGTATATTTTAGCAATTGTAGTTCTTTTCATTCTGCTGGTATTTGTTCACTCCATTCAGCAGTGTCCATTATCTGCAATATTTCAGTATGGTTGTAAGTGCCAACAGGTACAACAGAACCATCAGCAATAAAACTTGGTTCTGTATTCCACTTAATTACAAACTGAGTTTCAGCAATATTTTTTCTTAATGTATCTGCATTAGTTTCACCTATTTGTGAAAAGTCAATTAAATCAATATCACTTATATTAATAATTGCATATACTAAACTTATTCTTTTCATCTTTTTAAATTTCTACGGTGTGTCTTCTACAATATCTCCAGCCTC